ATGGTCGAGGAGCCGATATAGGCGCCAAGGCCGGCTGCCCCGTTACGCGTCAATTCCTTCTGCATCTGCTGGAGCTGCGTCAGCATGAAAGTCGCCATGAAGCCGGATTTGAACTGCAGCGCGCTTTTCACCACCTCGCGCGCCAGCGGCGCTTTGTTGGCGAAGGCCGTCGCCGCCTGAATATGCATGTTCGACGAGGGCACCATGGCTTCGGTCTGGCCGTGCAGCAGTCCGTAATAGGCAAGCCGCGCCTCCATGTTCGGCACGTCCTGCGGGCGCAGCATCGCGCCAACGCCATCCCCGTAGGTTCCGGCCGCGCGGATCTGGTCCCATTGCCCGGCGTCGATGCCAAAGCCCGAAAGGCCGTCGCGCAACCTGGTGGGCAGCTCGCCGAAGGCCTTGTCGGCGACGCGGCCGTATGAGGTCATCTGACCCATGAAGGCCGAACGGCGCGAGGCCTGCGCCACGGCGTCGAGGCCGGAATAATGCGAGGTGATCGAAGGCAGCCAGCGCGTCACCTCGCGCGCCCGCCCCCAGGCCGATTGCTCGCGCGCGCCCTTCTCCAGGAAGGTCATCGCGTCCTCCAGGATCAAACCCGCCCGTTCCGCTTCGCCGCGCGAAAAGCCACGGATGAATTGCATCGGGAATTCGAGCAGCGAATGCCCCTGCAAAGCGCGGCTCATCTCCTGGATGACAGGATTTGTCATGGCGTGCACGATCACGGCCGAGCCGAGTTTCGCCGCATATTGCACGTCGCGAAACATGCCGATCGCCTCGCCCGATGGTGAGGAGGGCACGCCGGAGCCGCGCGCGCTGTCGTAAAACCCGTCGAGCATGTAACGGGCTTTTGACGTGGTGAAATCGACGCTGCCGGCCTTCTCGTGCGGGAACATATGGCCGGGCTGCTCAAGTTTCACCTTCGCCCCTTCCGAGGCGACGAGCTGCTTGAGATATTCGACCATCGCCGCGGGATTGGGACCAAAGCGCCGCATAAGAGCCACGTCGCGGGTCAGGCCGTTGACGTGATCGAGCAGCGCCGCGAAAGGATCGCCGGCCCCGAACTGCCTGGAATAATCGAGCCAGCTCGCGCCGTCCTTGAAATGCAGAAAGCGGGCGTCATCACGCTGATTGTAGAGCGCGCCGCGGCCGGTCTGAGCCGTCGAGGGCTCGCGACGATCCCACCCGCCGGTCACGATATTGTCGTAAACCCTGCGCAGGACGTGATCGCGGTTTTCCACCGGAATTTTCGTCTCGGTCAAAGGGCTCTTGATCTTGTCCCAGTCGAGCCGGTCCTTGATGAAGTCGCGCCAGCTGTCGAAACCGGCGTTGAGCATCGCGCCGGCGTCGTGCTTTTGCGGCACCGCCCAGTCGTCGCGCTTGCCGATATCGCCGCCCCAGCGGTTGAACTCAGTCCGCAAATCTTCGGCCGCCTTGGTCCAGCTTTGCCCCAGCGCCTTGGCGACGTCCGAGACGTTCTCGCCGAATAGCCCGCGCACCACGTCGTCGAGCATGGGCCGGTTCATCCGTCGCATCGTCATGTCACGGCGAAACGTGTGCATGAAATCATTCATGCCGCTGAGCGCGTCGGACAACAGCGCGTTGCGGATCGAGCGGAAAGATTGAAAGCCGGCGTGGCCGAAATTCTCGAAAAAGGCGTAAGCCGCCTTCACCACGTTGGGCGCCTCGGTGTAGCGGGCGAAGCGGCGCAGGTCCATGTAGATCGCCGCCTGCGCCTGTTCCGAAAGCTGTTCGACGCGCGCCTGGCGCTCGGCCTCGAAGCTCAACGCCTCGCCAAAGGCCTTTTTCGCCTCGCCGGCCGCCATGCCCTCGAAGTCGCGCGCCTTGTCCATCAGAAAGGCCGCCTCGTCTTTCGAGATCGCGCCCCGATTGAGCGCCGCGCCAATGCAATCGCCAAGCGACATATCAAGCTTCCCTTATAGGATGCAGTTTTCAATGAGCTGCCCGAGCCAATTGGCGCGCTCGGCCGCCTGCCCCATTTCTTCGCGGGTCAATAACTGCACCCGCCCGTTGACTTCCACGGGGAATTTCGCCAGCGGATCGGCGGCGCTCAATCCGTCGAGGACTGCCGGGGAAATTATCGACTTGGCGAGGCGGGTTGGCTCCTGGCTTCCGCCGCCGCCTTCTTCTCCGCCGATTTCTGCATCCGATCCAGCGTCGCGAAGCGATCCGAACTCTTCGCCAGCAGCGCCTTGCGCTCCGGGTGGGTCTCCGTCGCCAGAGCCGCCGTAACCTTGCTCGCGATCAGCCGCGTCGAGGGCTTCATGGTCGATTTCCTCCGTCAGTGGTCCGTCAAGATGCGCGCGGGCGTGCTCATTGGCTTCCTCATGTAGCATGATCGCCGCATGCTCCAAAGCGCCGTCCGGGTGCATTTCCGGATCTTCCGCCAGCAGTTTCGCCGCGCGATTGCGCCACTCCACGTCGATTTTCTCGCCATGCTCTGCGGCGTGATAGTCGATGCGATTGCCGGCGGCGTGTAAATCGTTGAGCCAGTTCTCGGCCGTCGCCCGCTCCTGCATGCCGCGCACGGCCTCGGCGTCAAACAAAGAATAGCGCGGATGATCGCGTATGGCTTCAATGAGATCGGAAGGCGTGGTCTCGCCGCTCGCCCTGTCGGGGTGCCCGAGATAGCCGGCCTCGGCCGCCGCGCGCCGGGCGTCGTCGAGCGACATGCCGGCCTTGCGGATCAGCCCGCGCGAGGAACGGCCGAGCTGCAACTCCTTCAGATCGCCGCTCGTATCGGCGACGCCGCCGAGCCGGCGCAAAAAGCTGCGCAAATCTTCGGGCTTCGGCAGGTCCGCCGCTGTCGGCGCATCGCCAAGCAGCGAATGCGCCGCGTCGGGATAGGACCGCGCGTCGAGCGATTGCGAGATCAGCCCATGCGCCTCATCCTCGCTTTGCGGCTGAAAGCGCGCCAGTTCGCGCATGACGGAGGCCTGTTGCGCCTCGGGGACCAGCGCCGCGACATGGCCGGCATATTCCGGCGCCAGCGACGCGCGGGCGATATCGAGCGCCTTCGGGTCAAGCGAGGCCAGCAGGCCCGCGAGCTGAATGTCGCGGTCGCCGGAGGCCAGCGCGGAATGGGTGAGGTCGAGCGATTGGCCGACGACGTCGGCGGCGTCATAGGCGGAGCCGGGCATTGCTGTTTTGAGCGCCGCCTCGGCCCGCTCGCCCTTGACGCCTTCCGGCGTCCACGGCGGCGGCTCCGGCAGATTGGCGCCGCCCTCGGCCCGCCGTCCCGCGTCGGTCATCATCGCCCTGGCGTCGTCGGCCGACAGGCCGGCTGGCGCGTCGAGCCCGGCGACATGATCGGCGGCGCTCGAATGGATCGCCGCGCCGAGTAATTTCGAAACGCCATGAATGGCCGTTCCCAATACGCCGCCCGCGAGGAAGGATGCGCCGATCTCCTTCATCGCCGGGCCAAGCCCGCTTTCCTCGCCGCGCGCTTTCGCCCATGCCTGCGTCGCCGGTTCTTCGGCTGCGGTAATCGCGGCGTTCAAGGCGCCCTGGCGCGCGAAGGTCTCCAGAAACTGCCCGGCGACGCTCTTGGCGATCTTGGCTTCGCCGCCGCCGACAAACAGCGCGGCGAGCTGCAGCGGGTCGCGCGTCATCGCCGCCATGCCGCCGGCAAGACCGGCGAGCTGGCCGCCGACCGGCCCCGCTGCGGCCTGCGCCTTCTGCGCGGCCGCAACGGCGCGATTGGCGATATCCTGGGCGGAGGCGTCAAGGTTCGAACCCGGCGAGACGGTCGAATATTGCTGATGCAGCGCGTCGAGTTTTTCCTTGAAAATCGTCTGCTGCATGTTTTGGACGTCAGGATCAATCGTCTCGTCGAAGCTGACGCCGCCCTGCTGGCCTAGCCGGGCAATGGCTTCGTCCCGATAGCCGCCGGTGAAGGGATTTTCCAGCATCTGGCCGGTCGCATCCTTGACCTGCCTGATGCTCTCGCCGATAGCCTCCTCGTGGGAATAGCGGTCCTGCAACAGTCCGGTGGAGAGCACATCCGCGTGAATGGACGGCGCGACGGCCTGTCCGGCGAGGGCCAGTTGCGCAATCGGCGTCATCACGGTTGAGAACGCCGATTGCGGCGCGCTGCTCGTGGGCGCCGCATCATCCCAGCGCGTGTCGCCGCCCGGCAGGGAAACAGGCGAGAGATCGAAATCGCTCATTTGTAGGCGCCCGGCAGGCGCTGGCGCAGCATCGGCGCGAGCGCGTTGAGGTCAAGCACGAAGCGCCCGCCGCCCTCCTGCGCCATATATTGCGGGTCAGGCCCAGCAGGATCGTTTTTCGAGACGAAATAGCGGCCCGGTCCAATCGAGGAGAGGTAAGCGCCCTTGAGCGCATCGGCCGGCAGCGGCGCGCCGCTCCTGCCGATCGGCGGCGCGGGCAGGCTCGCCAGGTCCTTGTCGCCGATCGCCCGATAGAGCGCGCCGAGCTGGTCGGCGCGTACATCCGGCGGCGCCATGGCCTTCTGCGAACTCCACGCGCCCGTCCTGACGTCGGCGACGCCGCCATATTGCGTATTGCCGACAAAAGTCGCGCCAACGGCCTTTTGCAGCGCCTGCGTCATCAGCGCGGGCGGGATTTGCCTGGGGTCGTAGCCCTCGCGGGCGATCTGCGCGGCGAGCGCGTTGCCGGCGAGCGACAGAGCGCCCACCTGCAAATCCGGCGAGGCCTTGAAGGCGTCGCCATAGGTCGATCCGGCGTTCTGTTGCAGGCTTTCGGCGGCGGGCTTGAGCACCTTGCCGCCGGTCGACTGGTCCTGATTGACCGCCCACGCCGCGTCGCGCAGAAAACCGGCGTCGCCGTTCATCGCGGCGACGCGCCCCATTTGCGCGAAGCTCGGGGCGCTGCCGCCAATCTCCGAAAAGAACCGCCCGGCGCCTGGTCCCATGACATGCGCGGCGGCGGCGGCGATCTGCACCATGGGTTCGCCGCCCTGCGCCGCGACCGAGGTTAGCTGGCTCTTTTCATCCGGCGTCAGGATCGGCGGCTTGTCGAGCCCGTAAAAAGCCTGCGCCTGCGAAGCCGCCGGCAGCCGCGCCTCAAGCCCGGCCTGAAATCTTGACGCGTCCGTCATATCCAGCGGCTGCACGCCGGAAATCACGCCGTCGCGCGAGGCCCGCGCCAGCGCGTTGGAATTGAGATCGTTGCGCAGCCGGTCATGATAGGCCTGCGCCGCCTTGAGCGCTTCAACCTGCTCGGGGACAGCGCCGCCGGACTTCGCCACCTGCGCGGCGTAGTTGTCGATTTGCGCGTCGATCTGCGCCGGGCTCTGGCCCTTGAAGCCGGCATACATCCCCCGGATGGCGTCAGCCTGCGCAAAGGCCTGTTGCACGGCCGGCGACGGCGACGCCGCATATTGCGAGCGCAGCGCCGCCCAATTGCCGTCCGGCACGTCAAAGCCGCCCTCGATCTGCTTTAAATTTCCGGAAATATCGGAGAGTTGCTGCTTTTCGACATGCTGCGCCTGCGAGGTCTGCGCCCGCAATTGCGCCCCCATGTAATTGGTCAGGCCCGACACGGTGTCGGCGGACAACCCGGAGGTTTCCCCGCGCGCGCTGTCGGCGTTGCTGGCGAGCTGGGTTGGCTGCGGCGCGCCGTCGATCTTGCCGACAAAGCGGTGATTGCCGATGGTGACGTCGTTTTTCTGCGCCAGCTGATCGCCCCAGGCGGGCGACGCGACATTCGGATTGTAATAATGATCTGCGCCGCCGGTCGGGTCTTTCGACTTGCCCGCAAAGGCGTCGTCGACGATCTTGCCGATGGCCTGATATTGCGGGCTGTCGGGCGAAAGTTTCCGCGCCGTGTCGCCGGCCGGATCGCCGGAATTCCACAACGAGAACTGCGACGGCGCCAGAATGACGTCCGTCGCGGTCTTGCCGTAATTGCCCGAGGCCACGCGGTTGGCGAGCACATGCGCGACGGCGCTTTGCCCGTCCGGCGTCTCCCCGCCAGCCTCGCCATAGACGGTCCTGATCGCCAAATCCCGCTCGCCGAGCGAGCCGAACTTCGTCATGAACTTTTGCGCGAAACCCGGCTTGTCCGCATCAGGCGTATTGTCGAACAAGGAGCGCACGCGCGCCGTGAGCAGGTCTTGCTTGAACCCCTCCTTGATCGCCACGGCCTGCGACGCGCTATATTCGCCGGCATTGACCGCGGCGTCGGTCGCCGCGTCATGCTGGCGCAGCATGTCGGCGATCGCGCCGTCTGACGTCGACGGGATCGCCGCCAGCCGCATGCCAGTGTCGCGCGCCGAATTCTGATTGGTCAGGAACGACGCCTTGGCCGCGTCGCGCTGACGCGTCTCGATATCGGATTGCGCGCCATTCAAAAAGCTTTGGGACAGCGCGGAAAACGAAGTGTTGAACTGCCCCTGTATCTCCGGGAACACATGGTTTTGGTCGAAGTCCGCCTTGATTTTTTGAATGTTGCCGGCGAGCACGCCCGGCGCGCGCTGGTCCGCCGGCAGCTGATTGTACTGGTCGTAAGCCTGTGTCAGCGCCGTGCGCGCGGAGGCCTCCAGCCCATTGGCATAAGTGACCGTGGCGGCGTTGCGGAAGGCGACGCCGCGCAGGCTCGGATCGTCATCGGGCCGGTAATTCGGATCGAGCCCCGCGACCTTGCCCGCCCGCTGGCCCTCGTCCTGCGCCGTGCGATCCTCCCAGGCGCCCAGCTGGCTCGACAATTGGTCGAACACATGGCCGGCCGCGTCGCCGCCGGCGCCCGACAAGGCCCGGAACTTGATGCCGCGCGGGCTGTCGTCGACCTGGCCGCCAAAGGTCGGCAGCGCGCCCGGGACCTGGCCGTCTTCCGGATTGGTCACAGGCATTTACAGCACTCCCGAGGACAGAAGCTTCAATCCGCCGCCGAGGACGCCGCCAAGCAGGCTCATCACGCCGCCGCCCTGCGCTTCCTGCGCCGCCGCCTTGGCCATCGCCTCGTTGGTCAGGTCCTTGGTCTGCTGGATATCGCTTTGCAGGATGGAGACCTGTTCGCCCGCCGCCGCCTGCTGGCCCATGGCGGTGCGGTTCTGCGCTCCGACGCCCTGCCCGACGTCGACGCCGCCAGCGGCGAGGCGCTGCGACTGCTGGCCCACAGCGGCCAAATATTGCGCCTTCATGCCGGTGACCGCCGAGACCCCGGCGACGGGATCGGCGGCGGCCTGCGCGCCATATTCGGCGGCTTGCGCGCTATCGCTCGCCGAGCGGGAATTCGCGCCCCACATTGACGCGAGGCCGCCCGCGACCGAGCCAAAGGCCTGCAGGCCGCCAATGTCTTGCGCGCGCGAGCCAATGCCGAACAGGCCGGAGCCTGAAACGGCCGAGGCGCTTGCGCCGCCGGCGTTGCCCATCAGCTGGCCGATCGTATCGCTCACTTGTCCACCTCCACCACCAGCCCGGCGAGAGACAGCGGGCCGGGCCGCAACTGCGTGATTTCGACGATGCCGTCGTCGGAAAAGCCGGGAATGCCTTCGCACAACGTCCAGCCGGTAAACGGCGTGCTCATCGGCGGCGTGTCGGCGGCCTGCCCGAAAAACTGCAAGGCGACGTCGTAGGGGTTCGAGCCATTGGCGCCGATGGCCAGCGACGTCGAGCCGACGACATAGGCGCGCACCGTATGGACGCGGCAGGGGCGGCGCGACACGACGCCCGGCGCGATATCGCGCGGCACGGGCATGGTCTTGACCACGGGCGCGGTCCAGCGGCCGACGATCGCCGAGCCATTCGCCAGCGCCGCGAACTCAAGGCCGATCACGCCGCCGGAGACAGTAAACGGCCCCTGGTGATAGCCGTCGACCACGGCCCACACGGTCGCGCCCTCAAAATCGGAAAGCCCGGAGATCGACGCGGCGCCGGCGGCGATCGCCACGGTCTCGGCGCAATCGAGATAAACCCCGTCGGTCAGCTTCTCGAAAAACTGCACTTGCGCGCCGCCGACCAGCCTTTCGGTGATGAAATTCACTTCAAAACGGGCGTTGACGTCCACGGCGACGAAAGCGCCGTCCGTCGCCATGCCGCAATAGGCCTGGATCTGTTCGGAGCGCAAAAGCGACAACAACACCACGTCGCCATCCGACTTGATGAAATAGGCGTCGGCCGTGTCGATCGAAGCCACCTGCGGCCGGAAGGCGGTGTCCTCGATCCCCTGCACAAGATCGGACGAGGTCACGGAAATATTGGTCGAGGCGTAGTTTTGCTGGGCGTAATCGAATTTATATTCGAGCAACGAGCCTTGATTGGAATGGGTGTAGATCGTCGATCCCTCGTTTTCGAAAGGCGCGACGCCGGAGGCGATGCCGTTATTTGTCGCGTAAACGATCAAAGGCGTCGAAGTGATCGACAGCGCGCCAGGCTGCATCCAATATTCGCCGCGCGTCGTGAAAATATTGAGCGTGCGGCCGATATGCAGATCGATGATCCCTTCGTTGCCGAGCGTGTCGAGCACGATCAGCATCGCGGAAGTCGACAATGTTTGCTTGGTGTCGAGGTTGTAGATATTGCCGGCGAGCGAGGCGAGAATGCCATTCGGCACGCCAGCGAAGCCGCCGAGCAACAGCCGCTGCTGAAACAGGCAGCAGGCGGCCGGCCAGCCGCGCGACGACGACATGATCGGCTCGCCGCCGGGCACGGCCTGGGTGTAAGTCGAGGCGTTGATCGCCGCATCGGACTTGTTGAGCGCCTGGCCGGAAACCGCGAACACCGTTCCGGCGTTCTCGCCGCCGAAAGTGATCTCGAATTGCTCCATATTTCCGGAGGCTGGAACATATTGCGCGACCGTGACGCCGGTCACGATATTGGGCAACGCGAGGATCGCCGCCGCGATGGCGGCGCAGATTGGCCCGGTTCCAAGCGCGACGATCCATGCGTAAAGGCTGGTATAGGGCGGCGCGGGCAGCAGCGGGGCGGTGGTCTCGCCGTTGACGGTGAAAGTGAAAGTGACGCCGTCGGTGGGCAGCGGCGACGACGCGACAAGCGTCGTGTCGAAATTTGTGAAGGTGACGATGGTTTTTTGCGCGACGGCGTTGGTATAGACCACGTCGCCGAAATCATAGAGCGGGACGATCGGAAACTGCGCAGGCTCGATGTTCCATTCGCCGTCCGCGCCCTGCCGCATGATCTCCTGCGGCGCCCAGTCCTGGTGCGTCAAGATCATGGTGTCGAAGGATTGAACATTCTTGAACGCAGCGACTTCGGCTGACGTCATCGCCATGGGCATCGAAGCGACGCGGCCGGCCGACGAATAAACCTCGATGTTGCCCTGGGTGAACACGAGATCGTAGGACGAGACGACATTTTCGGAAAACGGCCGCGTGCGCGCCGCCGACAGGGTCGCGCCCTCAAGCCAGGCGGCCACAGAGGCGCAATAGAAGGTGCAGCCGCCAGACGTCGTGCAATTGACGATGACGCGGATTTGCGTCGCCGCGACGGATTGACCGGCCGGCAGCGCGAAACGCCGCGTGCGCAAAGTGTCGGACAGCGCCAGGACATGATCGAGCATCGTCCAGGCGGCGCCGACGAGATATTGCACCGTCACCGTGCCGGCGATCGCCGGCGCCAAAGGCGGGTTCGGCTCGGAAAAAGTCGGCGCGGCGCCGCCGGGCAGGCTGGCGGCGAACTGCACGAGGTCGAAACAGGTGACGCCGCCCGGAAGCGTGAAGGTCGCGACGGTCGCATTGGCGCCGACGCCGGCAAGCGTCATTGGAAAGGCCGGGCCGCCGGAAAGCGTCACGGCGACGAGCTGGTTGCGCACGCGATCGATTTTCGCCATGCCGTCGCGGACGATGAAACCGCCCTGCGGCGCGACGCGCGCATTGGTCATTTCCGACGCCGCGCGCTCGTAAATCTTTTCATCGGTGTTCTGGAATAGCAGCTTGTCGACCTGCCCCGCGACAAATCGCGGCTGGTATCTTCCGGGACGGCCCGCCATGGATCACCTCACGAGGACAGGCCGGAGGGGATGACCGAAATTGTCGCCTGGCGCACGTCGATCAAAGGATTGTTGGGCAGGCGGCGCGAGGGCTGGTTGCGGGCGTCGGCGCGCTTGGCCATGCCGAGCGAGCCGCCCTGGCGCTGCTCCTGCGGCGCGCCCCAGGCGTCGGCCTTCAATGAGGCGAGCTGGCCGCCGTTGCCGGTGATCGTCGGGTAGATCTCGGCGGCGAAAACGTCGACGGCGGCCTTTTGGAAGGTCGGCGGCCAATTGGCCTCATCGAGATAGAATTCGCCGACAGCCCATACGGCGATCTGGTTGCAGAACACCGTCGAGCCCTGGATTTCATAATCGGTCAGGGGATTGTCGGGATAGCGGGCGTTTGCCAGAAGCCGGGAAGGGTTGGCCAGCATGGCGCCTGGCAGCGCGAAGGCGTTGAGCCATCCGGCGATGTTCATGCCGTCGGCGAGATCGGCGACGTTCAGCTGCGCCAGAGCCACGGTCTGCTTGCAGAAGCTCCAGGGATATTCCCCCATCAGGGAGTTCATCACCAGCGGATAAAGCAGCGCGACGGCGCGGCCGGCCGGCGTCGCGTCGTCGAAGGACTGGATCGGCGCGGAGCCGAATTTCGCCAGCGCCATATTTGCGATATCGACCTGCGAAGCCATGCGCCCTCCGAAAGGAAAATTCGCGGGACCGGAGCCCCGCGAAAAACAATCAGCCGGCCGTCGTGGTCTGCAAGGCGATCGTCGGCCCGGTGGTCGAGGTCGGCGCCACGGTCACGACATAGGACTTGGTGACAGGGGTCTGGCTGACGCCGGCGTTCATGATGGCGTCGATGCGGTCGCCGACCGTGAAGGCCGGGTACTGGTTGGCGGCGGTATTCGGGAAATAGTTCGCCGTCTCGACCACTGCCGCCGTATCCGCGGTGACGTAGCCCCAGATATATTTGACGCTGTCGGCGCGCGTGGTGGCGTCGCCGACCGAGCCGAGATTGCCGATGCGGCTGGCCGGAGCCAGGGAAGAATAAGCCATGAAAACCTCCAGATGAAAACGAAGAAAACCGCGCAACCCTCACGAGCTGCGCGGAAATTCCTCAGTTGACGGTGATCGCAGTCAGCGGGTTGATGCGGAAGCGGATGAGGCCGGGAACCAGCAGCACCTGCGCCGTCGCGGCGAAAATGTTGTTGTGATACCAACCGGAGAAGATGTTTTCCCAGGTGACCACCGACTTGACTTCGTAGTTCGTCGCGAAGCCGAGCGCCGACTTGTGCCACATGAAAAAGTCTTGCTGGTAGGTCTGGCCGGGGTTAGGGGCGTAGCTGTCGGGCATGCGGAACCACTTGCAGCCGTTCCAGTCCTTGAACTTCGAGCCGGTCTTGTAGGGCAGGCCGTCATAGCCCACCCAGTCGGCGTCGTTGACCTGGCGGTAGGACATAAACTGGTTCCAGGCCAGCGACGGCAGGCCGCAATAGACCTGGCCGTCTTCGGTGTCGACGTCGTGGGCCTGCAGGGTCTGCAGGCCAGCGAGGGCCATCGGCAGGGTGAAGCCGGTGCCGGTGCCGTTGGAGACCGCTTGGTCCGAAATGATCGTCGGGGCGGCGGCGTTCATGGCGTTGATCGCGATCAGATCGGAGCGGCGGCCGAGCGCCTTGCCGCAGGTCGACTGCACCACTTCCATTTCGTTGGCGGTCATCTTGGTGATGTCGACCTGCCAGACCCAGTCAGAGGCCTGCCAATCCTGCATGGTCGCCGAGATGGTCGAGCGCGCAGCGTTCATCGCCGCGCCAAAACCGCCGCGCTGCAGCGGAACCGCTTCGCCCTTGCCGGCGATCATCCAGTTGACGATATTGGCCTGAATGCGGGCCGGTTCGGTGTACATGCCCTTGAGCTTGTGACCGGACGCCTGAAACACTTCGACGGCGCGATCGATATAGGCCTGGACATACCAGTTGGGGGCTTCCTGTGCCATGATTGGCAACCTTTCGGGAGAGAGAAGAAAATTGCTCCTCGGTCCGGAAAGCCGTCAGCCGTTGAGGTCTTGCGAAGCCCAACGACGCAAAACAGGTCCCGCGTCGGATCGTTGCCGAGAATGGCGCGACGCGGGACCTGTCAAATGAGATTTCAGCTGAAAACTTTGCGATAGCCCTCGATCATGGCGTCGCGGAATTTTGGATCGTAAGAGGCGCTGTTGGGGTTGGCGCGCGGGTCCTTCTGCATCGCCCGCACGCTTTCGGGCGTCAGGCCTCGCGCGGCGGGATCGCCGCCCATGGCGACGCCGCCCGGCTGCGGCGATCCGATCCGCTTGGCGATCGCGGCAAGCGTCTTTGCGCCCTCGGCGGTGTCGAGCATCGCGCCGAGCTGGGCGAAGCCGGCGTCGGAGATCGCGCCTTCGCGCTTCAAGCCTTCGAGGAAAGCCACGCCCTGCGTCAGGATCGGCTTGATGATCTCGTCCTTCTGCGCGTCCGACATGAAGCGCGCGTCCGGTCCGACAAGGGCGTCGCGCTCGCTCGCCAGATTATAGGGCTTCGGCAATTGGCCGCCCTCGGCCAAAGTGTCATAGAGCGTGCCAACGAAGTCGGAAAAGGCCTTCGGCGGCAGGCCGGCTTTGAGCGCCGCCTGGCGGGCGACGTCGAAAACCGGGTCTTTCGAGAGATCGCCGAGATAAGGCGCGGCCTTTTCAGAGGGCTGGAACTGGTATTCGGCGACGTCCTTGCCCGGCTGCGGCACTTGGGCGAAACGGTCGCGAAACGCCTTCCAGTCGCCCGTCACCTTCTCGAAGGTCTCGGCCATGTCCTTGCCGCGCAAATGCTCGGGCAGAAAATCCGGGGCCTTCCAGCCGCCGGAATTTTCCAGCGCGCCGGCGTTGGGGACCGGCTGGCCGCCCTGCACGGCGGGCGCCCCGGCAGGAGCGG